TTGAAAAACATCTTAGGGTTCATCTCCCATCGAAAAGTAAGATTAAACCAAGTCTTCTTCATGATAAGCTTTCTGTTTCGCCAGCTAAACAACCAGCTATACTGAGTGTCAGTGACACCAGAAGTCTTGGCAGAGATCCGATAATCAACTCAATTGAAAATTGTGCGATTGTCAGGCATGTTGAATTAAATCAAGAGAGAGTGAACAGAGTGGCTAAAGGATTACTTCATTCATTGAAACAGAAATTGATTTGGGTGGTAGGGAAGAGAACTCTTTCCTTTGAGGAAGCTTGTAAAGGCTTACCTTCCTACCTAAGTAGTCTGAGAATCAAAACATCATGTGGATATCCATTGATCTACCATAATAGGAAGAAAGGTAAAATGGATTTCATTTGGTTTGACGAGGATGGGAGTTTCGGCTATGATTCTAGTTTTAGAGTTATGGTTGAAAATAAAATCAAAGAGATGGAACGATACAAAAAAGGAAATCCAATTGATCATCGATTTATTGGATACCTTAAAGACGAATTGGTATCGGAAAAGAAGATTCGAGATGTCAGAACTCGAATGATTTTTGCTAATGATTTGATTTGCCTTGTGGCTTTTAGAATGTTGTTTGGAGCAGTTATTGCAGCTTACAATAATTCTTTCAGAGTCATTTCTAGTGCGATTGGATATAATCAATACTCTCATGATATGAATGATATCTTTTCTTATCTTAGTGAGATGTCCACCGACTTCATCGCTGGAGATTATAAAGCTTTTGATCAGAGAATGAATCCTCAAATCAGGGAGGCTGCCTATGATATTATGGGAAGTTTGTTCATGGAAGTTGGAGCAAAAGAAGAAGCAGTTTCTTTTTTTATCGATCATGAGACAAATAGTCCAGTGCAAATTGGGGATTTGGTTTTCCAGTTTGTGTCATCCAATTCGTCAGGTTGTTTGCTAACATCAATAGTTAATAATCTGGTGAATGAGATGTATTTTAGATACATTTTGGACGAAGATCACCCTTACTACTCTTTTGAAGAGGTAGTGAGGTTGAAAGTCCTAGGAGATGATCATATCCTGGCGGTTAGTGGACTTTTGGATTGGACACCACAACGAATAT